GCTCAAGGTGTCTGTGATTTGGAACTTGGTCAGAATTTGAGTGCCCGCTCATCCAGTTTTTACTGGGGTTACAATCAAATCGGGACGAGCCTTCCTGTATGCGCCTCGGCAGTGACGTTCCCATCGTCTGCGCCTGGTGTCATCGGGATGCGTTCGACGCCCTCAGTCGACCTCGTGTCTTCGGGGGTGGAGGCGAACACCCGCCTTCAAATGGTGGAGGGGCCCCCCCGGGGGCCCCGAATGGCGCTGCCGCAGGCAGCGCCGACGGTGGGACCAAGGTCGCCACCGGGGCAGGAGTGGAGCCCAAGAACGGACCTGCGAAGGGGGCAGAGTCTGGAGGAGGAAAGGGGAAGGATGCTGCAAAGGACAAACGCAAGGGAAAGGATGTCCCGGCGGAACCAGTCGCAGTCGCCCCAGCGAAAGGTGCCAGCAAAGGCAAGGAGGAGCGCGGTTTTGGCTCGCCTGGTCAGTACGTGGAACGCATCATGCACGTCCGGCGCCGCTGCAGTCGCTGCAATCCGATCTTTGATCGCGGCTATTGCCTCGTCACTTGCGGCGTGTCGTATATGGCTCAGCGCATCAAAGAGTGGGAAGCCGGCGAGCTTGTTGCAAGGCGTGTTGTTCTTCCTACGGAGCTTGCGTCGTGTGTCCGGCTGCTTGAAGCGAAAGCTGCTGCGTCTCGTGCTTGGGGAGGTAACCCGCCGAATGCGGATCTCCAACTGGTCAATTTTCTGGGCGCCGAGCGTGATCCTGTGTACCAGCGGAGTATTCTTGACGTGGGGCTTGCTGCGCTCATTGACGAGCGCGATTTGCGAGAGGCCGGTGAGCGTTGGTTTGGCGTTATTCCTACTGGGTACGATGCCACAGTTTGGCGCCCATATGATGCGGGAGCGAAAGATGTCCCACATCCCCGGTTGGACGGAGAGGATCGGCAGGAAACTACACGAGAGGTCCTACTACGAGGCCTTTGCGACGGCGCAAGATCCGTCGCAAACAGTCTGGCAGAGCTATGGGGCACCCCAGGGGTATGCCCCGGAGGAGAGCTTTGCAGGGGGGTGGGAGCTGGTGCGTCGCCGCGACGAGATTCGGGTCGTACCCATGTCTTCGGAATGGTGCGACGAGGTGTGGGACGAGTACGAGGAGAAGATGTTGATGGTCTCGCAATACCATCTGAAGCGCACTTACCTCGACATGCCGGGTTGCCGTCGACAGCTGATGGACCAGCGCGTGTCATGGCGCGCTGTGCCCGTGGCGACGTGCGACGGCCTTGGGATGTACGAGTTGACGGACCGGTTACTGACGTGGTCCAGAGATGGCTGGGTGTTGTCGTTCCGGCACCAGACGTTCAGCCAGGAGCAGGTGAGGCATGTGGCGCGCATGAACACGCGGGGGCAGTCATTGACTCCGTATTTGCTGCAGCGCCACGTCCGCCAGCCCCACTGGGAGACGGAGACCTCGCAGTCTCTGATGGCAGCGAGGGACCGGGAGATGGAGCTGGAGGCGGATTTGGAACGGATGCGCGAGAGGGCGCGACTGGAGCGGGGTCGGCCCCCCAGGTCGGGTCAGATCAGGCGGTCGGAGACGCGGCCGCTGCGGGACGGGCCGACGGAGGCGCAGTTGCGGACGTGGGAGACGCACGATCCGGAGGTGAACTGGTGAGCGGGGACACAGCGGGCAGCGCGGCGAGGTGGTTGGAAGCGCAGGAGACAGTGCCCGGAGACCCATTGGCGGTCGTGGTGAGGCGGCCGCCTGGTTTGGAGGATTTCGTGGCGACACCGGTCGAGTCGGCAGAGGCCGCACAAGCGCGCAGGATTGCTGCGATTGTGGATAAGGCCATAGCGGACATCGAAGCGCGTGGAGGCGAAGGGAACCGCACGTGGCCGACGGCCGTGCGGGGCGGAGCAGCAGATCCCAAAGGCGGAGGGACCTGGGCCACTTGGGCGCCGGGGTTTTACAAGGAGGCCGATTTCGATAAGGCGGCTCCTTTTGATCGCCAGCGGTTTGAGGAGGCGATAGCGCAGGTGGATCTCGACAGGCAGCAGGGTTTGTTCCTGACGAATGGCAAGCTACCGAGCATGGTTGTCTACGGGCAGCATTTGGCCGACGACGGCTCCCAAGGGGAGTGTCGTGGCGCACCAGCGGAGGACGCTATGGTGATTGGGATGCGCTGGGCAAGGGCGCGGTTCCCGAACATGACCGACAAGCAGGTGTTCGTCTTTGCAAACGACCCGAGGAATTTGCGCGCGGCGAACGCGATGCGCAACAAGGGCGTGGGCATTGACACCAGGACGAAGTCGGAGAGGACGGCTCACAAATTGGTTACGGAGGCGTTGAAGAAGTACCTCTATTGTGAGGCCAACATCCAAGAGGCGCTCAAGGAGTATGAGAGTTGGTCGGACTCGCTTCCTAAGAAGCTCTCCAAGGAGGAGAGGGAGAAGATCATGCAGGACGCGATGCACATCGACCCGATGAAGGAGCATTACACCTTTGAGCGGCCCACGTTCGATTTGGTTGTGGACGCTTTCGTGAAAGCAGAGTGCGTGGCGAAAGCGAAACCTCGCCCGATCGCGAATCACAAGGAGAAGCGATTGGCAGCCGTCGGCAAAATTGCGTGGATCTACGATTGGATCACGGCGCACAAGTTGCCTGAGATGACGGCCAAGGGTGAGATGAAAGAAATCAAGATGTCGAAGATTTTCCGCAACATGTCGAAGCAGAAAAAGGGCGTTTTCGTCGAGAACGATTTAACCGCTTTCGAGTTTGGGGTGCACAGCTCCTTGAAGCGGGCCGAATCGTCCATCTTCTCCCACATTGCGGCGGCTTGTGGATGTGAGGAAGTGGGTTTTCTCTTCGAGCGCGTGATCCACGACCGTGGCCTCGCTTGCACCTGGTCAATGATGTATAAGGATGAGACCGGTGAGCGTAGGAAGATGCAGATCACCATGCCCCGCGCGATGCGGGAGTCCGGGGACCGGTGGACCAGTTCTGGCAATTTCTTGCAGAACTTGATTGCGTGGTTGGCGTTCTTGCTGGGCGACAACAGAGCACGGGTCGACGAGGCGGTCAAGATGCTGGTGGCGAACGGCGGGAAGTTCTTGCGGTACCAGTCACCGCGTGACAAGAAGTGGTACATGGCACGGCTTGCTTTTGAAGGGGACGACACTGTGGGCCGTCTTGAGGAGGGCCTCGTCGTTGGGTTCAGCGACGAGTGCGAGGCGTACTTCCGAAGACTTGGCTGGAGCCCGAAGCTGCTGTGGAAGAAGCAGGAGGGCTACGATTATGTGCGGTTCATAGGATATGACGCACTTTTGCACGACAACAAGATTGTCGAGGAGGGAGATGCAGTGGTCATGCTTCCTGAAGTCAAGAGGTTTATTACGACCAAACAATGGACGACTTCGAACGTGGCAGAGGAGGACTTGAAGCTTTGCAACAGGGTGTTTGCGGCTGTCATGGGAACAGGTTTCCGACATTTGGAGCCCCTCTGGTATCTTTGCCGGAACATTTTCCAGGCCAACGCGGGCAGCAAGGTCACTTTGAGGGATGACAGTGTCTTGCGTGAGCAGTACATGCTGATGACGGGCGAATTGCCCGGCCGCGGGGAAGCGATCGAGGAACTCGGCAAGATCAAATTCCCGCCCTTCGAGGGCGGAGGTCCGTTCTGGCGAATCCTGGCCGAGGTCACGGCAGGAGAGTGCTCAGACTTTGAGTGGGCTTCTATGTGCACGGACATGGACCTACGTGCTCACGGCGCCGACCTGGCCGCGCATTTCGCGCGGTCATGGCTGGCGTAGTGTTTCGGAAGTTGCACGAACCGCCGGGCTGAGGGGGCCCGGCGGCGCTTTGCGGTGCGTTGTTGTAGGGTCCAGAGACAACTAGCAGCATGCTGCTCATTATACCAGCGAGAAACAGATCACAGTGCGCTGGGCGATACAGGGACTCTCGTCGATGGTTGTGGGCGAGAGGGAACGAAACGGCGGTGCCTGTATCGTGGTCAGGGGCGTTCGACTAGTACACCTGTCGGACTAGCGGGTTATGATTGGCTGGCCCCGCGAACCCATCCTTATGCCTCAGTAGCAGGGCCTACTCCTGTGAAGAGTCTGGACATCCAGTGGTGCGGAAACGATGAGGGGACAACCTTATCCTGCGAGCCGGGGTTGTGCAAGGCACGTAAAAGGTTGTTTTGTGTTAGGCGGCCAGCGAAGGTCATACCGGTGTCGAAGGCTTGAGCGGCACAATATGGTACACGGGCCGGATTCCAGTGTTTGCTTTGCTGGGTCTAGAGCGCGGTTAGTCGTAGGCAGGGTGCCTGGGGCGGCCACAACAGCGCTCGAATGGTTTTGTGCTGCATCTGGGTGCGGTGACTGGATCCTCCGTTATGCTTTCCGGGCATGGTGGACAATTCTCCGACAATGGCGTGAGTTTAGGGCAGCGCAGTCGCCACTTTGGCGCATTTGCCCCCGCGACCTAGGAGTGGCCTAGCACATCCAAATGGCGATTAATCGGCTGTCATTGCCCGAGGGGCCGGGCGGACTCGACAACGCGCACCGCGCGCACCCGCACTTATGGGACGGCGCAGGGGACTGATGTAGGAACAGCGGAAAACCGGCCGGTGGCGTGTACCGGTGACGGTGAGCCTGAGTACCGTACTTGCGGATTGGGCTCGTAGGTCGGCGAGTAGGATTGCTGGGTTTGCGTTGAGTGCGCAGCCGTGGCACATGCGGCCCAGGGGCCAGGGTTAGGAAAGGTGTCTGTGAAATCATAACCAGCACCAGGCAGCATGTTGAGCGCCAAGCAGGAGCTCGCCATCAAGCGCGCGCCGCAGGGCAAGAAGGAGGCCTTGCGCGCGGCTTTCTTGGAGCAGAACAAGAAAACGCAGCGGCCAGTGAAGGGCCGCGGCAAAGGCACGGGACAGTACCGTGCGCCGCCGCGTCAGCAAAGGCGGACCGAGCGCGCTTACAAAGCGGACGGATGGGCGCGTCCTGCTGTGCAGGTCAGCGGCCAAGCACTCGGATCGGTGAAATCGCGCCCCAAGAGCTTGATCTCTTATTTCGACGCGCGCTCGCCACACCATTTGCCGAACAATCGAGCGTGCGGCGCCTACAGCGTTTGCAGGGTCACGATGGTGGTCAAATCCGGTTCGGAGATGAACATCGTTGGCCTGATGCGCCAACGCCTCGCGGCGAATTCGCCTTTTGGCGAGTGGAACAACGTTTGTATGGTGTCAGACGTAGTGGCGGCAACCGCCGTCGGAGCGAACCTGAACACGACATTTTACGGGTTGCCCATGGCGGATTTTGCGAGAGCGCAGATCTCGCCTTGTGCTTTGACCGTGCGTGTGACGGCCATCAAGGCTTTGACGGAGGCGAGCGGCAACGTGTACATCGCGCGGCCCACCGCCCAGATGGCATTGGCCGGCGAGACGTCGTCGTGGCGGACGATCGGACAGCGCGTGATCTCACACATGTCACCGGAGGTGATTCCAGCGGCGCGGCTTGTTTTGGGCGCTTCTGTGAGTCACTCTTATCCTTTGGATCCGGAGAGTTGTGCTGAGTTCACGGACATGGACTACGCAGCCACCTACGACACCTCGACGGGTGTGAACGTGACGTGGGACTACGCCACGGGAACGCCATCAGGTGCGCAGAGGGACTTCTCCGGCTTCGCGCCGGTGATTGTGTACAACCAGTCCAACGCGGAGCTCGAGTTCACCATCACGGTCCAGTACCGCACTCGGTTCTACGTGACCCACCCGGCTTCGTCCGGTCACACCGACTACCGTGCCAGTCCGGCACCTTTGGTCGAGCGTGCGATGGATGCCGTTAAGCAGGTTGGGCACGCCATCAGCGACGATTACGGCTGGCTGGAGCGACAGGAGGGACGCGGCAACGTGGCAGATCAGATGTTGTCAGCGGCGATGCGCGGGGTGCGCTATGAGCTTTGAGCGAGGCCGATGAGCTGCGTTAACGTTTTGTGCTAGGTGTGGCTGCACCGTACAGAAAACATACCCCACGGCTGCCAACGTGGATAAACATGGACCGTAGGATGCTAGGTGTGTCACCACCGTACGACTATTCAATCCCCGCGGTGACCACGCGGTGGCTACAAACAGCGATTGTAGGGAACTAGGAGTGCCAGCTCCGTACGAAAACATAGCCTTCTCTGGCAGGTTGGCACCAAAAACATTTGCCGCGAGCGCGCCCGAATCGTGCGAGGCAACAAGCGCTATCCCTGAGCGGCATCACACCGAAGCGTGTGCAACAATCGGGGGGGTCGGAGTTCACCACGTGGTGTTCTCCCCAAGTCTTTCAGAGAGACCCTACCCCACGGCTGC